CCTCTGACCAGACAGGAACTATAGCGTTAGTTACCTCAGACACCCCATCGAATGTAATGTTATAAAATTCAACATTTGCCGCTGTGACGTATACCATCATGTATTGTGCGTTCGTGTCGCTATCGTCTGTCTGAGCTAAACCGTTTTTAGCTTTAAGCGTACCGGGACCGATAAAGCTCAAAGCCTTAAAAGCTAACAACCCATCTGAAATAAGATACGTCCTGGAACCTAAAATAATGTTGCCACCCGCCGTGATCGCTGTTATTGCAGAATTAATCTCAGCGGTCATATCCGTTGTTCCCGGTGTCGTGTTTTTGCCCCACCAATCAGGATAGACATTATGAATCGTATCCCCAAGGCTCAACGTCCCACTGCCATTGCCCCAATTAAATATCTGATATGTTCCTGCTTCTATTGAGCCGTTGATTGTCAAATCGGCGTTGCTGGCATCGTCGGCTAAAATACCGCCCTGTACGAATTTGAGTGTCATAGTGGATGCAACAGTGACGCTCGTACTTATTGTGTAGGTTCCCGGCAGAACAGTTACAGTAGTTGGATCTGTCGAAGCGTCAGCCTTATGCCACGCCAACGTTCCAACCACATCTGCATCCCCCTGGTCAATCGTGGAATCAGGGATTAAAACTCTACCGCCCGACCACATCAAAATCCAGCGCTTATCCCCTGCGTTAGAATCGGGGGAGACTACACTATAATTGGTGGAGTCCTCTGACAATGCGGAGTCGCTGTCCAGATTATAAATGTACGTCTGCCCCGAAACCAAGACCACAATCGCCATATCACCATCAACAAGGTTTTGTCCATTAATGGCGTCAAGGTCGGAATCAGACTCACTCCCGCCTGTATGCGATTTTGCATTATACCAATACGGTTCGGCGTATGCCGTTGACAAAAACAGCATCACAAATACGAAAGTGTATAGGATTCTTTTCATATTATGAATTATCATCGCTAATATCGTTATAACTTACCAGGTGCCAAACCGAAGACGTTGTTCCCCCGGTCATGCACAAGAAAACCAAAATGTCACCGCTGGCTGTCACAAGATCGGCCGCAGACCCAATTATACGCGCATTACCAGTAAGATCGAAAGTAATAGCACCCTTAGAATGGATTGTTATTTTCTGGCCTGCTATACCGTTATAAAATGCTGTTATGGGCGTTCCTGTAGTTGTGTTTGTGTAGAATAGGTTTTCGTTCGCAACTGATGGGGTGGCAAGTTCATCGGTAAACGTAGTAAAAGCAAAGTCGTAAACCACATTTTCCAAAACCCACCGTTTGTCCCCTGCGTTTGTGTCCGGGGCGATCACCGTGTAGCTTGTCGTGTCCTCCGAACCCGCCGAGTCCGCATCTAAAGTGTAAAAATAGGTGTTCGTGGTCGTCACGACAATCATTTTATCGCCGTCAAAGAGATTCTGTCCGTCCAGCTTATCAACTGCACTCGAAGTCCCACCGGTCAATGCCGTTGCCTGGTACCACCTTGGTTCTGCAAAAGCATTGCAGGCAAAAAGAAACACAAAAACCAAACCATAAATTGTTTTATTCATCATGACGGTTTTCCCTGTGAAAGACTATTCCCCACCCCAATGGCTGGAAGCCCTTTGTTGTTTCATCAGTTGAAATCGAAAACTTGAATCTGTGTGACCACCCGAATAGATTATCTCTGATGGTGTCCCTGGCTATGCGATTAATTGAACTCGTCAGATAAAGGCTGACACTAGGCAAGGCTGCGCTTACCCACTTGCCGCCGCCCCAATCCTGCCACCGGCCACCTGACCAACTCTGCCACACACCGGAAAGCCCCTGGGAATCATCCGTATCGGCATAATGCTGAACCGTGATTGAGTGTTGTTCCGAAATCCGCTTGCCCATGAGCTTGATCTTGGTAATTCGTGTGAGATCCCAAATATTGCCGGAAGGCCAGAAATCGCCAGTTTCAACAATTTGCTCAATGCCCTTCGCGTCGGCGGTGTCAGCCCATGAATCTCCATTTTCAAGACGCATCATGAAGCCGGTATCGATTGCCCCGTAGGTGTATTTCGCACCATAAGTGTCCTGAACACTGAATCCGACCTGGGGAAACGACGCCTCCCCGGTGTCTTTTCTGAACCACTTCTTTTTAAGAAGGTCATAAACAAGCCAGACATTGTTCGTGCTTTGAGAACTGCCTGACGGGATCAGGAGGTTGTATTCTCGCTTTAAAGCGTCATACCAGCCGCTTGACCGGCCTATTTCATCGAAATTAACACAGTCGGGATCGTCAGGGTCGAAATACTTTTCAACCCCTTTAATTGGCGAAAGCACCTGTCCGTCAAATGTGTACGGCCCGACATCGGAAAGCCAGATCAGCATGTTTCTCCTTATGTCCTGGGCGACCTCGTATGCCACCTCAACGCTTGTCAACGTCAATGGAGCAGGGCAGCCAATATTTGAACTCACCTTTGAAATGGTGAAGTCTTCAGGGGAATCACCCTTTAAAACATAGGTTTCGCCATCTTTAAACGCTGTCCACAGGGTAATGACTTGAGAGCCGTACCTGTTATATATTTCGTGTCCTGCCGTTAAGCCTTCACTGCCCCCAAAATAAAGAGCGTATACCCCGCCATCTGAAGATTCCGACCCGTTCCAAATCTCGGTTGAAGCGGTTTGGGAATAGTCGCACCTATTGCCCTCTTTTCCTTGGGTGTACCCACATAAAAGGGTTCTGTTTTTGTACTGGCTTGGGAATTTAAAGGGTGGCACTGTTTTTTGCGCCGGGATAACCGTTACGACATCCAGGCCAACGTCACCCGAATCAGAAATAATATCGTTTGCATTTTTTACGGCTTTGCCGCCCGATGTATAAGCGTTAGCGTACACGGAACCAGTTAAATCGAAAGTGGTGGCCGTTACCTCATTAATCGACCACGTACCATTTGCCTCCGTAGTACCAACGATCCCGCTGATGGTTACGGTATCGCCATTACCTAAATTATGGGCAGCGCTCGTCGTTATCTTAACTTCGGTGTTGTCTGCCGTACCAGATACCACAATGTTACCAAAGTATGTACCCGACAAAGCGGCGGTAAAATCTATTTTATAGGAGTACCCCGTTACATTGAACTCGGTCTTCTTGACCTCTAAATTCTCGGCGGGTGGTTGCCACCACAACAATCCGTTTTTCCCAAAAGCGGTCCCCGAAAGGCTTGTCCCGTCCACCTCGGTCCCAGAGACAGCGGCATAAGCCGAACCGTTCCAGTACAAAACATTGGCGATTGAAGCGTTTTTATTGACATACCCCGCCATAAAATTGAACTGAACCCCACTGAGCCTGTCGTCAGACATCACAATGATGTAATCCGTACCCGTGGCAGCTAAAGCGTCTAACTGGGCAACAAACGGCACTGATTCGTAGGAATACTCATTAACTTCAAGCGTCCAGTCTTTAAAAACCCCGTTGCCGTTACGCCACACCTGGAAAGAAATCGGTTGCCTCGGCACGCCGTCCCACAGGTCTGTGATGTTTTGCATGGGGGCGTTGACCGCCGAATACTTGACAACCGCCGAACCCGCACTCAAATGAAACTTATAGGCATACAGGTATTTTCCTTCGAAATGGTATGGGGCCGCATCCGACGCATAGCTGAACATGAACCATCCGTCTTGAGCCAAGGACTTGCTGGAGGCCGAAGTCCCGTCAACCGGACTCGATACCGCCGCCCAGGTTGCGTCATTTTTCCAGTATTCACAGGTTAAAAGTGAAGCCGTTTCGTTAGCGGAAGACACATCGTAATATACACCCTGGATTTTACGATTCGTCATCACAAGCCACGAACCCCGGCTTGCAGGTGCCAACGTGACGGTGTTCCCCGTAGTCGTGAGAGAGTTGTTGACCGCGTCTGTTACGTCGGATGGGTTCTCAAGGGCTTTTTGGAGGGTGAAATCATCAAGGGTTAAGCTACCCGCCGTTACAGTACCAACCTCCGTGGCTGTTATCCTGAAATTTCCGGTAGCGGCTGAATCATCCGTCATGAATGTAACTGTATGTCTCCCCGCTGTTTGTGGGAGGGTTACATTAGCCGCAGGTACATACGTGTCTCCACCGGTTATGACTAAGGTCAGACTGCCGCCTGCAATCGGAGTGTCTACTGTCAGCGTGTATGAAAAATAATACAAAGCACTTGAAGATATACTCCCCGCAAGGTCTGCATTTTCCTGTTGAATGGTTCCGGTGATATCACCAGCGTCATACGCAATCGTTGCATCATCGGTGTCATTAAACTGCCCGGTTATGTCCCACTCGGCATTAGAACTAAAATCAGTCTCGTCCAAAACCTCAGTAGCGGTCGTGGCGGTATAAAACCCGCCGATTCGCATTTCTTCACCCGCCCACGCAAGACACTCAATCCCGTTGCAATAGGTCATATTGCCAGAAGGCGCATCGGAAAATCTTCCAAGTCCGGCTCCTGTCGTATCAAGCCGGTAGTGGTTGTCACTTGTATTGAGTTCAACTTCCGTGTCAGCGGCAAAATCCCCCTGCGACGGGATAGCGGTTTCATTCACCCACAGTTGAGAGGCAGTGTCGCCAGAGTTTTCTGCCTGAACGATGACATACGAAGGCACGGTTCTATCGGTTTTTAGCTGATAACCGTTTCGGATTTTTAAATAGGTGCTAAGTGCGGTTGTGTTTATCTTGGTGTAGCCCTGAACCCCTTCCAGTCCCATGTTGTCTGGGCCGTACCTGAGATTTTTTAATTCGCTGTAATTCTGTGCGCTTATTTCGGCAGGGTCTAAGGATGGAAGCCACGCACCCTTGAAAAAATACTGGAGGGTCATGTCCTCGGCGTCGGGTGCCGGGGGTATCCTTTCCTGTGCAAAAGATCCGAAAGGCAAAAGAAGGGAAACCAATATATACCAAATTATTTTCATCTTGCTTCTTCCCTGCACCCAGCACTCATTCTCAATAAAAGCAACCCGTTAAGGGCGTCGTTTATCGTCATTGACAGAAATTCATCATATTCCGCTTTTAATATCCACGGAGCAGGCATTTCAAACATTATCGTCATCCACGCATTTGTCCCATCCCCACCGTAGCTATCGATTTTCGACCCCGGAAACTGCACGATGTCGCTTAACTGTTTAACAGTCCCTATCAACTCAGCAGTCCCCTTGCTGTACTTATGAAACGAAATGCCCGTATCAAGCGCACTCACGGATAACAATTTATTATACGCTATGTTCGGCAAAGTAGCGTTTTCCGTGTTGCCGGCAACCGTGACAATACCCGTGTGTGCGTCAGCCATGATTATCTTGATCTGGTCAACGTGCAACCATGTGTTTTTAGACGGTTTTAAATCGAACCTGACGGCGTTTAAGGCACCCGTCTGCTCCCACTGGAGATCGTCAATATAATAATTAGGCGGCGCACCCGCCCCGATGTCAATGGTTTTTATCGTAAGCTCATTAACCGTTTGGGATGACAGTCCCATATCACCCTTGCTTACTGTGAACTGCTGCCATGTGCTAAAAACAGTCGTGTCAACGTAATTCCCAATGTCAACCGAATCCCCGACATTCACACCGCTAATTCTCGCCTGTAATTCAACACCCTTTGTCCCTCTTGTTGACCAACCCGTGATGTAAATCCAGCCCGTGATGGCAGCGTAGTCGCTCATTGAGATGCTTCCGGCCGCAGAATCCGTCAATAAGATGGTATCATCATTTTCAGACGGAGTCGCATCAAGGCTGTTTGAATCGCTATGCTTTTGATCCGTGCTTTCTTCAATAAAATCACCAGCATTGCCGACCTCGGTTGAGATTGTCCAATAAGTGTCATCCCCACCGTTATAAATCGGCTCTGGCGTAACACCCCACGCAATCGCCAAATTCATGTCAATGCCGTAGGTGTCGTTCTGAAAAAACTTCGGGCGGTTGGTGTAGGTCTTTAAGTCCCGCGAGGCAATTACAAGACCAGCAAGCTCATCGCCGGAACTGTCATCTACAACAGCGCCAAGTTTAGAATCGCCATCTCTTAGAACTGAACTAAGCATTAATCAACCGTATGATAATAGCCTAAAATCGTTGCCTGCGCCAATGCCGGTTCTGTTGTAATGTCAACAGCAACCTCATCAAGATACCCAAGAACTAAACTCCCATGAAACTCAACAGTCTTTTCCTCAGATGCCATGCTCGATCCGTAATGGATGTAATTCGCAGGGGTCGTGCCGGTAGCGTCACAGCGACAAGTCGCAAGCGCAACGTGGTTGCTTTGACGATTTAAATTCGTGCCCGTAATAGTGTCTCCATCTGCCGTGGTCCCTGTAGGGCAGTAGATAAACCAAGACCCCGCCGCATTGTTATTGACAGAAATACACTCAATAATCAAATTCTCCGTGGTACTGTCATTTCTCAACCAAATGATGCTGTCAGTTGTATCTATGTCTTTTGACGCAGTCCACGCAAACGCTTTACCGTGCGACTCACTGGAATTGGATATTTCCGATTCTGTCTGAGCATAAGCACGAAGCATGTTATCATCAGTAACGTGAACCGTTTTGTTGGAGTGTCCGTCGTTAATTAACATCTTTAAACTCCTCGTCTGTCATTGTCTGCAAATGCAGGTTCATTATTTTTAATTCGTTAAGAATATCATTCATTATCCCGCGCATGTTGGTGTCGGAGGTCTTCATAACCTTAACGCCGGCTTCGACGTTTGTTGGGATTAAAACTCCGTCAGAATCGGTCACCAGCCGTTGCCAGTTCTCACCGTCCCACCCCCACATTCCACCCTGAAATTCTGGCCTTGGCATTATTCAACCACCTCTTTTGGATTCTCAGTGAAATCCATCCGAAACACTCTTGTCTGGGCGTCGTATAAAGCAATCGTTTGGAGAAACCTGTGTAATTGGTTGTCTCTCAAATACGCCTGGGCCAGCATGTAATAAATTAGGGCGGGTTCATAAATATGGGGGATTGTGATATTTGCGCTTGACGCTATTGCCGGGGGCAGTTCGATGTAATAAGCCTTGATGGTTTCTGCCGTCGTTCCGTCTATGGCGGACAGCGGCGGGTAAACGCCCACGCTGCCGTTCCATTCATACCAGTAGGCGGGCGTTGCGGTGTCCGTGTCCTCTCCCGCCTGCCCGACACTTTGCGGGGAGCCTTTTGTCAATGCCCAGGCTTTCGAGTCAGAATCTATGTAATGAACCGCTTTTATGGTTATGTAGTTTGAGACTGCGTTATCAAAGCTCGAAAGAGCGTACTCGATGGTGTCGGCAACCAGCGTTTCAGTCTCGGTTGCTTCCATGCAATGAGTACGCATGGCAATGTCGAGCATCCCCTCGTTTAGCCAGGTTAGAAGATCCCCGGCACTCCACATCCGATTGTCAGAATCATTTAACCTTGCCTCGACCCTGTCGATGATCGTTGCCGCCGTCGTAGACGAAGTGGTTTGAGATGCCCCAAAGCAAACTGTTGCCCAAAGCACCAGCAACCACGTTAAAAAGACTTTGATTTTCATCGCTATGCCTCGAATATAAATGAGCCGTATTCGGTATCGTATGCCGCCATTTCGTTAAACAACCCCCTGGCCTTCTTTGCAAGTGCGTAATATCGGTTCATGTCAACACCCTTGTATTCGTGGGAGATTTCCTCGGCCAAGTTGAATTTCACCGCCCGGTAGACTTCCTGCGGAAAATCGGGGTCGTTTGCCGCCGCATCAAAATCTTGAATCGGATACCGGCATGAAAGTTTAATGTATTGGTTGACCTTGTTCGGCCTGGGCCACACGTACAAAACCCCAGAGTCCAACTGGCGGTCATAAAATACCTGGGACGGGGTTCCGTTATTGGTCTTGTTCGGCAGGTCATACCATTCCTGCCTTTCGCACACACGAAGGGGAGTTTCGGCCCCGGCGTCACTGACAAGCCTTGCGTCTTTTACGTCGAGCGGGCGCTGGGCAATCGTTGTGTAGGTGTAAATGTTGTTATCGACATTCGCCGCACTCGTCAGGCCCGTGGTAATCGTTATCGTACTTGAGGATGGGGAGCCGTTCACAGTCGTCCAGTCCATCGTGTTGTCGTTTAGCTCAATTCCAATCACATCCGCATCCGATATTCCGGTGATACTGTCAACCACCAAAGTCGTGTCGGCTGCCGACGAACTGCTCGACAGCTCCGTTTCGACCAGGGACAGAGTCGATTCATCACCGCTTGGCCCCAGCGAATATTGACCGTCCCGGTAGCCAAGGAACACATAGACTTCTCTGTTTAGCCATAAGCCGACTCCACGGGACTGCCATTCTTTCAGCATCATGTTCAAGGCTTCACGGGTCTGCTTCAATTCGTTTTGCCCGGTTTTTGCATTTTTGGGAAGTGTCCCGCCCAGGCCCTTGGCGATTCTGATAGACCCCCTCAAGATGTTATCGCCGGTCAACCCCCAATCATATGAACCACTTCTTGCCATTGGTTGCTCCTATAATGAATCAGCCGTTACATCTCCAGGCGACAGTTCGACATCCGTTGCTTCGGGCCGAGCGTCTTTCACCGCCTGACGGTCTGCCCTGGCCTTTATCATTAACTGCGGGTGTTTCGGCTCATAACAGGTATCAGCACACACGACCTGTCCCTTCCAATTCTTGCGGGTTTCCGTGTTGTATTTCTTAAATCCGCAAATGTCACAGATTTGGAAGTATCTTCCTGAATAGTATGTCACGACACCACCACATGCAGGGTCACGGTAGCCCCCGAGCCGCCTATTTCCGTCACCGCACAACGGATTGCCCTCACGGGGCCATCAGCAACGTCCTGGGTAACCGCCGTCCTCTCATCAAACGACGCTCCAAACGGATTCTCCAAAGTCCCCTCGATGTCAACAAATGCCGATCCCGCTGAGATGTTGGCGTTGGTGGAATACTGCACCCCAATCCGATAGTCTACCGGCACCCACTGAAATTGAGCAGAAGACGATGTTCCAACCGAAATGCTTCCGGTCCCAGCGCCGCTAATCGCAACCTGAGTCACCGTCGCAAAGTTTTCCACGCCCGTTACGGTGGTAGACGACGGCCCGGTGATGGTTTCAGTCAACGCAGCCCCGTATCTGTTCGTCCCCGTTATAGTGAAGGTTACACCGGTATCGTTTCCGTCTGACGTTATTGATAGGTGCCTCGGTACGTCCATCGTGCAGATACCGTTGTTTTTCAACGTGCTGTTAATCGTCATATTTCCAGCACTGCCAGGGGTCGCCGCAGTACAAATGCTATCCACATCGGCCGTGGCGAAGGCGTGAGTTATGGTTTTAGGTTTCATTGTGTCTCCCTATGAGTAAGTTTCAATAAATTTTTTCGGGTTTTCCTCTATCTGCATCCTCCATCTTTGAGGACGATTGAACCCGTATACAAGCCCTGTTGGAGTTTTTAGCATCTGGGCTAAATTGCTGTGATCGTGGATCACCGTTTTTACCCCGCGCCCCTTTGCGACACCCAACCAGTGTTCAAAGCTCGGCCTTTGATGGTCGTATTCATCACCGACAACCATCAAAATCCCATAAGTGTGGATTTCCGTGAATCCTTTATATATAGCCAACGCAACGGCGTAATCCGGGCCGCTTGCGAAATAATCTGAATCAAACTCCCTGACTATCCTGTCATAGGGGTATTCCATGATATTCGGGATGTCCTTGACTCCACTCGTTGAGTAGCAGTCCGTCCCTGTTTTTTTCAGTTTTTTCAGACACGCCTTCATAATTTCCGGTGAACGCCTGATTATTTCTTTTCCGCGCATCACCCGTTTCATGTGGTGGCAATCAATGACCACATCAACATCACAATACAAAATGACATCGTTTAATCCCCATACCTCACCCTCGCCGCTGCCTTTTTTTGGCGCTTTCTGCCACCCCTTCGCCGCACATCCTAAAATGTTTACCCGCACTTTACCGTCCTTTGTGTAGATTCTTTCAGATCTTCGAGCGTCACATAAATCGGAGCATTTTTTTTCTTCCATTCCTGCTCGTCTTCGTATCCGTACATCAGCCCGGTGTGGGTCTTCAGGAGTTGAGAAATATGCCCGTGTACCTCAGTCTTTATCCCACGGCCCCTCGCATATCCGATCCAATATTCAATGCCCGGCTTTTGATGGGCGTATTCAGAGTGAATCAGCACCGCAACCCCATAAATGTGAATCTCCGTCGCCCCCTCGTAAATCGCCAATGCGATTGCATAATCGATGCAGCTTGCGAAATAATCAGTTCCGAAAGCATCTTTTATTTCTTCAATCGGATACCTTTTAATATTGTCAAACCCCTTTATCTCGGAATGAAAATACCCAGGAATATTCTTTTCCCGCAGCAGCAACATGCTCTGGATGTCTTTTACGTTGTCCGTATCCAGCCGGCCTACATGCACATCAACTATTCGGTCTACATCCCTTAAAACGTGCGTGTCGTTTACGCCCCAAACCTCACCATTACCATAAGGCGCATCTTCCCACCCCGGCGAAGATGATCCCATAATATTGATTCTCATATCGTCCTTTTCACTTGGCAAAAAACCAAGATATTGCGCTGTCTGGGTATTTCTTACCCTTGTCTGTGATGTACAGGTTGTAGCCATGAATCTTTACATAGGCGTCAACCGCTGTTTTCACATCATCGTTATCGTAGTCGTGGCCCGAAACGATCCCACCTTTTCTGACCCTTTCAGACCAAATTATGATATCCTGCATAACGTGGTTAAATTCGTGATTCGCGTCTATGTAAACAAAGTCCAAAGACCATTTCGGCACATCTTCCGCCGCCGCGTGACGACTTGTTTTTTTAATTATCTCGGCATCATAGTCTTTTAGGAGTTTCAGCGCCTTGCCAAAAAAGTCCTCGGCATCATCCCATTCCACTTCAGGCCCAGGAAGGTATGGGTCCACACACTTTAATTTCAACCCCGGAATCGCTTTGCACAAAGCTTCTGAATACTTGCCAAGTTTCACCCCGATTTCAGCGCCTTTTTTAAACCCAAACTGGTTAAACATTTTCGCAATGTCGTTTCGGTAGAAGGGTTTTTTAAACGGCAGGCCCTCAAGCGTTTCGGCGGTGTCCGTAAACTTGTTCCGGTATCCCGTTTTTTCCTGGAACTCGTTTGTCGCGCCCCAGTACATTATTTCAAAGAACTTTTCGGGTGGGTCTTTGAACCTCTCGGAGTTCGAGAAGTTCCCACCGTGCCGGATATCTACGTTTGGGAACCCGGATTCAAACGTTTCAAACGGCCCCTTGCAGACACTCGGCAGATTACATGCCCTTGAATAGACCTGATGCCTGACATGGGTTGTCAGCGTGGCCTTGTGTGAAACACACTCGCTCAACGCCCGTTTTCCAATCGCCTTGACATAGTACCTTTCGTCTTTCGCCCAGTAATAGCGGTTTAGGTTGAAATAAATCCTGTCAACTCTTGGCGGCACGAACTTAAACTGGCTCGGATGGTAAAAAACATCATGTTCACATAAATAAATGATTGCGTCATCCGGTGCGGCTTCCAGCCCTGTTAAAAGTTGCTCGTAAAGACTTAAATAACACCGGGGTTTTATCCCAACACAAATGTTCGTTCCAAACTGTAGCCGCTTTTGGCTTACGCTGATAATCGGTATTCCGTCTGCTGCTTTTAAAATTTGCGCCCTGACCGCTTCGTCCAGCTCCTCCTCAAGCCTGCTGTCCGTGTAATAGACAATCGCCTTTTTCATCCTGTGATGATTCCTTTCTATCCATATTTTGCAACCAATTCGGCCATGCTTATCTCGTTTGGCCTTTCCTTTTTAACATATTCCTGAAATGTCTCATATCCGTACATCAGCCCGTTTTTTGTTTTGAGCAGTTCCGTATATTTGCCGTGTACGACAATGTTTATCCCCCTGCCAACCGCCACCCCGATCCAAAACTCGACGCTCGGCTTTTGGTGGGAATATTCACCGTCATCCATCATGCACACGCCATACATATGAATGTCGGTTGCACCTTTATATATAGCCAGGGCGACTATGTAATCAATCCCGCTGCCAAAATAATCCGTGCCAAACTCTGCCATGATTTCGTCAATCGGGTACTTTTCCACGCTGTCAAAACCATCTATTGCATTTTGCGAATAAACCCTGGTCTTCTTTTTTTTAAGCTCCTCCATGTGGAGTTTGTCTTTTTCTTCTTCCGGGTTTGCACAATGGTTGTGGATGTCGATAATGACGTCTACGTTTTGCAAAAGATGGATATTGTTGACACCCCAGATTTCTCCTTCACCTTCCGGCACGTCCAACCGGCCCGGACCGGAGCCTAGAATATTTATTCTTTTCATCCTACGATGAACCCTTCAGGGGACGGTCACCCGCCCCCTGCTACTTAAAGGTTTAGGTCGAGGCCGTACCCATCAAGGTACTCACGCCGTAATGGTCAATCTGCCATGCCACATAGTTTTCAAACATCAAACAACTTCCGGGGTCAATCGTCGGGGGATCGGCGGCGATGCCCGAAGACAGACATGCGACCATATTCCTTGCGATGACGCCGGTAAACGCACACCGGAAGGATATACCCGCACCCGCTGTTGAAGCGGTGTCGTCGTTGTAGATGTTATTGCCAAGGACCATGACTGATTTGCCAACCGCATCCGATGACTTGCTTTCAATCACAGAGTACGAATAATCGCCTGTGAAAAGGTTGTCTTCGATCCGCACATGGTCTGAGGCATCGAGGTGGATGGCGCTTGCCGCCCCGCCGATTGCGTTCTCGGCAATGAAGCGGCAGTTTTTCACCGTCAGGTAATCGAACGAATCACATTCGAGCATGATTAGGAAGTCATCGCCTGACTCATCGAAGTCCCAGGTGCAATTTTCAAACGCAACGTGGCTTGCAAGCACATCCACACCCATCACGACGGCACTAACACTCGAAATAAAGCGGATATTTCTAAACATATTGTTCCCGCCGGAAATCGGGATTCTGCTGCCCGTGGCGCTAAAGGTAAGTTCGGGCGCATCGGCACCCAACCCAATCCCGATGTACTGGACACCGGCCACGTCCGGCACCCACGTAGTCGCACCGGAGATTGTCTCAGCGTGATTCGGCATGATGTAAACGATGTCGTTTTTGTTCGCGGTGCAGGCATTGGTGGCCTCGTCGAGCGTGGCGAACGCCTTCGTCGGCTTTGAACCGTCGTTTCCCTTCATCCCCGTTCGCACGGAGCTGACGAAAAACACGCTGCCAGTGGTCATTTCGCCACCGATCGGCATCCCACCGTATTGATAAACTTGATCTCCAAATGTCGTCATAATTAACTCCTTGTTTCATCCCTTTCGGATCACCACTGACCGGCTGCGGCATGAAACTTTATAAAACAAGCCGGGGCGTTTTTCCGGTCCCAACACCCCGACCTGCTATCTGTTGTTAGGCTCCAGGCGATCCGTAGATTGCACGTTTATCGGTACAACCCCACGAACCTCGGAAAGTTGCCTTGAAACGGGCGTTCTCCGTGTCGAAGTCATTTTCTGTGGCAAAGGCCGGCGCTCGGCGCTCGAAATACTTCATCCCGTCCGGGCAGTCGGTTTTGACAAACCACGCATCTGTATCGGAAAAGTAGTGGTTCACCACCGTTTCGGGGATCATGCCCATCTTTTTCAAAGAGTTGATGTCATTATCGGCGGTGCCGGGTCTTAGCTCGGAAGCCAGAATCCGGTTTGCCTCAAACACACTTTCTTTGGGGATAAGCAATTTTATCGGGCGCAGGGCGATTTTCAACCCCCGGTCATTGGTAAAACCGGCGATATCAATACAGGCCTGCTCCAGGGACGCCTCGGACAAGTCCGCTGCGGTGTCGGGTTCATTCTTCCATGTGCCGCCGGACTGGTTGGCATGGGCGGTTGAACAAAGCTCAACACCATCACCAAACGTGTAAGACGAATTGAACGCACGGTTCAGAACATTCGCCCCAACATTTTCAGCGGTCTGGCGGATGGAAAAAGCCAGGGCTGAAGCCCGCCTTAGCGCAACCGTGGCGGAAATACCGTCATCGTGCATCTCGCGGGTGATGATAAATCCCAACCCATAGGTCACATGGGTATAGCGGTCAATGAAAGCCTGCTCTGCCGTGTCGTAACTGATGGCACCGCCCTCAGTCTTAACCGGCGCAAGCCCGAACATGGCCGCTCCGACATCTTCTTCGAAAGCCTTCGTTGAAGTGTTTTTGTCAAAAATATCCAGGTGTTCGACGGGATACTCATTATAAGTCATCCCGTAATTTGCATTAACACCCGGCCACAAATCTTTCGCAAAACTACCAGTTGTAATTGGCATAATTTACCTCCGGGTATTAAGTAGCGTGGTAGCCAGTACCGGCGACCGTCTGTTTGTTGATGTGTCTGTTAATAACCACTTCCCACTTGGCATTGGATGCCAGAGTGTTGTCAGGGCGATTTACAAGGCGGAGAATACGCAATGACGCCGTATCCGTGGCAATCGTGCTTGCCAAAGACCCTTGATCGAGAACCCCGGAACATCTGCCGGTAGTCGTTGAACCAGAGGCATTGTTTGAGGTATCGAAATACATCCCGATTTGAGAGGCGGTTAAGGTCGTCCCGTTGTCCTGTATTTCAAAAACAACAGTTGGATCAGTGATAACACCGATATACATACCCGTACTCGCGGGGCAGTAATTTACGGCGTTGAGATTATTGACTCGGGCCGCAATCTGCGGGGTCGTCCCGAAACTCCATGCCACACCAATTAGGTGTCCGGTGTCATCGGGGGCTATGATTACCGATTGATAAACCCCAAGCGGATCGGTTCCCGGTGTTGCCAAACCGACATCACCGTAAACCAGCGAACCCTTATAGATTGCAGAAGCGTTAGCCGTGGAATGGTAAAAAACTTCCATTGCACCATTATACGGACTGCCGCTAATGTGTCGAACGGGTGACAACCCATTCGCTCTGCTAGAATTAGCCATAAGTTACCTCCAAAATATCTTGCGGTCAGTACTCTGGCCGATCTCCAATTTTGATCTTGCCGTACCGACCTTTTTTTTGTGTTTCTTGTTTAAGAGCTGACTCACCCTGCCGGATTTTTTCGGCCTTTGCCTCCTGATCTTCGTCGTAAAATTCCTTTTTGATTCTCATCAAATAGCCGATTTTATTCTTGCCGACAGTTTTTGTCACCAAACTGCCAAGTTGACTGCTATCGCCAACGTCAACATCTCCTACCTGTAGGCCGCCTCGCCTCTCGACAACTTCCCATCCCGCGTCCCGGAACATCCTGATCCTGTCAGGTTCGTCATTGACAATCCGATAACTGTATCGTGGGTCTTTGTCCCCTTTTGGAATTGTCAAGACGTTTCTGGTCCCGATTGGAATACGTTTTTTGGGTTTTTTGTATTCCTTGTTTTTTTTTGAAGAACCGCCGTCCACCGAGACTATATTTACGTCGAGTCCTTGTCTGCCCATCCTTGTTTTTGCCGCTTTTGCCGACATTTCAGTCGCAAACGGCGTGCCGTCATCCTTCCATATAAGTTCACTCATGATCTCTCCTTAGCGTGCTGCTTCTATTTCTGTTAGTTGCCTGATATATTCTTCTTTTTTCATAACCCCGTGGCGCTCGTAAGTGTCAGCCAAATCCTGCTGTTCGCGCGACAGGTCGCTATATTTGTATTTACTCTTTCTCGAAGTCGTTTTCCTGCGGGTGCCGCCCTCAACAGAGGGCGCTCCCGGCGAGGGTGCGCTCCGCTCGAATTTCTGCGGCCACATTTGCTTGACAACCTCCTCAATTTTTTTCAAACCGGCAGTATAATCGTTTGTTATCAACGCCTTATACTTCGGCTGTTCTGCCAGGACATCCGCATAAACCCTTAATTCTTCATCGTCTTCGTACCACTCATTCCCATTGTCAAGCCACTGGGAAAATCTTGGGTCAACCGCAGTCGTCGCTTCTGGAAGCTCGGATGGGACTTTATTGATCTGGTCGAGTTGATCATCAAGTTCCCTTACCAAACTGTCGTCATCGTCTTCCTTGGCCTCTTTTCGGCGAATTTTTAAATCCGATTGTTCTTTTTTAAGCGCCGCCACCTGTGCTTGATACAGGCTTTTGTTGTGTTCCCCCAACGCTTTGATAGCATTTTTTAGCTCGGCCATTTCACGACCCTGCTTTTTTAAGGTTTTTGAAGACGTGTCTTGGATTTCACGCGACTTTAAAATAAAGTCCGCCGCCGACAGTGTTTCCCTGTCGCCACCTTCGTGGTTCGGATTCCAGCCAATTTTCATGGCTACCTGCTCAATTGATTCTTCGTCCTCCAGTTCTTGTGTTTCTTCGGCTTCTTTTTCTGTGGCTTCTTCGCCCATTTGTCCTCTCCTTGGTTTTTATTTTCTCCAAACAGAAAAACCCACGAAAGATAGATTTCTCTATCCAACGCAGGTTTCTTGATTCCTTGGCTGGCTTACCCTATACGTTCAATTGGAGATATAGGGCGCTATGTGGCTATATTTCTTCTCCGCGCTCTAACTTCTCAAGCAAAGAGATAAAAAACTTCAGTCCTCTTTTGATTGCTCTAATTAACTGCCTGATGTCGATTTCAGTCATTCTCCACCCAGAAACATCTTCAGCCCCTTTAAAACCCTTTTGATTTTACCATCCGCATACTCGGGACTGTAAAGCGGTTCAATCTTTTGAAAATTGTACAGCGGGTTCGTGGCAACCTCGGACCCTTCCTGATGCTCTTGCAAAACAGGATGCTCCCCGGTCACGATTACATGAAACGTCCGGTTGTACCTGTCGGTATTGTTTAAAAACATATCCGATATATGAACATCATCGGATAAATCCAACGCTTCGTGCAGTTTTTCATGGGGTATTTTGATTGCGCTTAGTTTCATTTTACCATTGGCTTCCGTGTGTCGGGCATTTCAGTTCCAGCATCGGGTATCAAGCACACAATGTCATGGTCTTGTAAAATGCGATACTCAACCCGCTTGCCATTTTCATCTTTCCGCAGACTCGCCCCGGCGAATTTAACAAACATCACCCGGTCCCCCGGCTTCGCCGCATGTTTTTCGTCACCTTCGGCGTCATTTGAAAAATACACTTCGGCATCCGGGCCGAGTGCGTGGACTTCACCCCTTGTTACCGCATGTTGTTGTTCCCCCCTCACCGTATCGGGGACAAACAACCCGCCTTTTGTCATTTCTTCGACCTCGTCTGGGATTACAATTACCTTTGTTCCTTCAGGATATATCATTAATCCTCCTTTGTTTCCTCTAAATCAACGCTTAACAATTGCCTCAGACCATTTATTTGACCAACCACCAGACTGGTGTTTATAGCTGTTGCCGCGTATGAATCCCCGCTTATCGTGCCTCCGTATGAAAGGCGCTCTTTTAGCCTTTCAATTTCAGCCTCAACCTCGCTGAGTCTTTCTGTTGTTTGTGGAAGGGATGTCCACAATTCAAAATCTTCACGGATCATTTTGCCCCCTTCTCGCCGCTTTCCGGCTTCGCCAACGCACCCTGGAGTTGTCCAACGTAACTCAACCTTGCCTGGTACGCCGCGACGTGCTGTTTATACATCTCAAGCTGTGGCCCAGCCTCCGCCGCCTCTGCATCGGCCAAAGCCTTAACGGTCTGCCCCCAATAATTCAAAACCTTGCCCTCAGACTCACGCTCTTTAAACTCAAGCTCGAAGTTTCGCAGTTGGAGTTCAAGCCGCTTCAATGCCAACTTGCCCTCTTCTATTTCAATCTTCGGTTCTGGCGGGGGTTCCGCACCCTCTTCGGGCATTAATTCGTTTATGTCTGGGATCTGCAACGCTTCCAGATACCTTTTATTGATAGCGTCGTCATTTAGCCCCTGCCCCCGCATTTCTAACAACGCCTGGGCTTTGATCGTCCTTTGCGTATCGGAAACGTCAGCCGAACCGCTTACAGGCATCATGTCCATCCCAAGGTCATCGTAATCGGATAGTAGGCTGACCATGACCTGTTGTTCCTGCTCAATGGGCTGTCCGGTTGCAGGGTCTACCACGAATTGCCCGGTTGTAGGGTCTACCACCGGGCGAACCTCGGTGTAATCGATTATGTTGTTGTATTCCTCCGGGGACAGATACAGCATGTTCAAGCGCCGTATCTTTTTAAATTCCTTCTTTAAAGAAAGATACACCCTTTTGTATATCGCTGAGAAAACCTTTAGCCCCTGCTCAATCAATGCCAGCGTCGTGGTGGCGGGGACGTTGCCCTTTGGATGCTCACCCGTTAAAACGTCGGCCTGGGAAGCAAGCTCTTTGACCCCCTCCATCATTAAGCCAAGCAACTGGAAAAGCACATTAGAGGGTTCTCTCACGGGCAATGCGAATATCTGTTTTCGGATGTCCTCACCCAAGAACCCAACCTGTTTCCACTCTCCTTGCTGGAATGTCACCGTGCCGTGGCCGCCGCCTTTTTTCAGCTTTACGTCTTTTCCGATAAACCCGCCCTGGCGGTTCGCCAGCGTACCAGCGTCAAGCAGTTGGTTGAAGATTGTGTTGACGATGTTCACCGGGGCGAACAACAAAGAACCGAATCCCATTTTGTAGAAATTGCCGTCGAACGCCGGCAGAAAGGTGAACTGGGTGAAATACTGGACTGGAATGATTTTTATTATTTCTAATCTGTTAAAACCAATGCCTTCCCGGTCAAACCTCGGCACGATCCTGACAACCTGTTTTGATTCTTCGTGGACCGTTATGACATAAGGTTCCTTGTAGCCGTCATCGTCTAAATCCCACCAGCGGTGCTGCTCTAAAAAAACATAAGGGGCGTCTTCGTCACCCTGGTCCGCGTTCTCACTGTCGGGGTTTGCCGCGTCAAAATCAAAA